TGCTCCTCCTGTGGACATCGATGGTATCCGTGAACCCGTTGCTGGTTCACTCATGTACGGAAACAACATCATCTCTGGTGCTGTGATTCCTTCGTCCAATGCTATTGGACTGCACTTTTACCCCATCTGGGAAGCTGCTTCCCTAGATGAGTGGCTTTACAACGGTGGACCTTTCCAACTGGTTGTTTTCCACTTCCTTATCGGCATCTATGCTTATATGGGTCGTGAGTGGGAACTTTCCTATCGCCTTGGAATGCGTCCTTGGATCTGTGTTGCTTACTCTGCACCTGTTGCTGCTGCTTCTGCAGTGTTCCTGGTGTATCCTTTTGGTCAGGGTTCCTTCTCTGACGCAATGCCTCTGGGTATCAGCGGCACCTTCAACTATATGCTTGTGTTCCAGGCAGAGCACAACATCCTGATGCACCCCTTCCATATGCTTGGAGTTGCTGGTGTGTTCGGTGGTTCTCTGTTCAGTGCTATGCACGGTTCTCTGGTTACTTCTTCGCTGGTTCGTGAAACCACCGAGAATGAGTCACAGAACTATGGTTACAAGTTCGGTCAAGAAGAAGAGACCTATAACATCGTTGCTGCACACGGCTACTTCGGTCGTCTGATCTTCCAGTACGCTTCGTTCAACAACTCTCGTTCACTTCACTTCTTCCTCGCTGCATGGCCAGTTGTAGGTATCTGGTTCACCGCTCTTGGTGTTTCCACGATGGCCTTCAACCTCAACGGCTTCAACTTCAACCAGTCGATCATTGACTCACAAGGTCGTGTTCTTAACACCTGGGCTGATGTACTGAACCGCGCTGGTCTGGGCATGGAGGTAATGCATGAGCGCAACGCTCACAACTTCCCTCTTGACCTCGCTGCTGCTGAGTCAACTCCTGTTGCACTCACCGCACCTGCAATCGGTTGATATAATATCTAAAGTTCAAATGGGGGGTCTTCGGACCCCTTTTTCTTTCGGAGGAAATAAATGGTATCTTCTACACTTTCACAACCAATTTCACAAAGGGGGTGGTTCGATGTTCTCGATGATTGGCTTAAGCGTGATAGGTTTGTTTTTGTCGGTTGGTCTGGCCTTCTCCTTTTCCCTACAGCTTATCTCGCTCTTGGCGGTTGGCTTACAGGAACCACCTTTGCTACCAGTTGGTACACCCACGGCATTGCGAGTTCATATCTTGAGGGCTGCAACTTTCTTACTGCTGCTGTTTCTACTCCTGCTGACGCTCTCGGACATTCTCTCTTACTCCTATGGGGTCCTGAAGCTCAGGGAGATTTCGTCCGCTGGGTCCAACTTGGGGGACTCTGGCCTTTTGTGGCGCTCCACGGATCTTTCGCTCTGATTGGATTCATGCTTCGCCAGTTTGAGATTGCCCGTCTTGTAGGCATCCGTCCTTACAATGCAATTGCATTCTCTGGTCCTATCGCTGTGTTCGTCAGCGTGTTCCTGATGTATCCTCTGGGTCAGTCCAGTTGGTTCTTCGCACCTTCATTTGGTGTTGCTGCTATCTTCAGGTTCCTTCTGTTCCTTCAGGGTTTCCACAACTGGACACTCAACCCCTTCCATATGATGGGAGTTGCTGGTATACTGGGAGGAGCACTGCTCTGTGCAATTCACGGAGCAACTGTAGAAAACACACTATTTGAAGATGGAAATCAGGCAAACACTTTCAAGGCTTTTGAACCTACGCAGGAAGAAGAAACGTATTCAATGGTTACTGCAAACCGATTCTGGTCGCAGATTTTTGGAATTGCTTTTTCTAATAAGCGTTGGCTTCACTTTTTTATGCTCTTTGTTCCCGTTATGGGTCTCTGGACTAGTTCTATTGGCATTATTGGTTTGGCTCTCAATCTTAGGGCCTATGATTTTGTAAGTCAGGAGATTAGAGCAGCAGAAGATCCTGAATTTGAAACCTTCTACACAAAGAACATTCTTCTCAACGAGGGACTACGTGCATGGATGGCACCAGTAGACCAACCTCATGAGCAGTTTGTATTTCCAGAGGAAGTTCTACCGAGGGGCAACGCACTCTAATCTAAATAAGGGAGTTCTAAGAACTCCTTTTTTTATGGACTTCTTACTTATTCTTTTTCTATTTCAACTCTTTGGAATATTCATGTTTATAATGTCAATTACACAAGACCTATGATATCGTCAGAAACACCTTATAAACTTGCGGAAATTATTAGAGATACCTGGCCTCAACTTTTTTACTTAAGGGGTCAAAAAGAAGTAACAGAGAATAAATATACTTATAATAAAGATAAGTTAAATGGCGGCAGTAAATACTAATTTAACTATTGAGCAGGGATCTGATTATGAGATAGATTTAACCATCACAAATGATGATGGAACACCTTTAAATCTCACTGGATATACTGCCGATAGTAAGATAAGAAAGCACTATGGATCATCTACAACAGAATCTTTTAGTATAACTTTTGTTGATAGACTTGCTGGAGAAATTAATCTTTCAATGGGAAGTACTACAACATCTTCTTTAGTTGAAGGTAGATATGTCTATGATATTGTTTTAACCTCACCTCAAAATTTTAAAACGAGGGTGATACAGGGAAATGTACTTGTTAACCCTGGAGTAACTCTATGACTAGGTTAAATGTAACCCTTTCTTCGCCATCAAAAAGAGTTCAACTATCACCACCTACAAAATATGGAGTAGGTGTTAATTATGAAATGCCTACAAAGGCACTTCAATATAATAATATTATTCTTGATAATATTTCTGGAGGGTTTACTGGAGTAGGGCAAACATTTAGTTTATATGATAATGGAACTGCTTATTATCCAATTAACGATCAACAATTAATTGTAAGTAAAAATGATGTTATTTTAGAACCTACTCAAGATTTTGTTGTCTCTGGAAGTTCTATAATTTTTACTACCCCTCCAAATCCAGGGGATGATGTTTGGATTGTTGCATTAGTTACTACTGCAGATCTAACTAGAACAATTAATTTTTTAGTTGATAGTGGATCTTTAGATATGGTGTCTGGAGTAAAAGGATCTGTAACTATAGATGTATCGGGAATTATAGATTCTTGGAAACTATTGGCGGATCAAACTGGTATATTGCAGGTTGATATTAAAAAAAGTGATTATCAATCATTTCCAACTTTCACATCAATATGTGGAGTATCGACAAATAGACCAACATTGTTTAATCAAAACAAAAATTTTGATGATGTATTGACTGGATGGGATACTGCTGTAAGAGCAGGAGATATATTTCAATTTGAGGTTATTAACTCAATTAGTATTAAAAGATTCTTAATATCTTTTAAATTGAAACTTTGATAAATAATTGTAACTACTGGAGAATTCTAGTATATTAAATAGAAATTGAACTAAATAAATCTAGTAAAGATTAAAAAACCAGGAGAATTTAAATGGCTTTAAATGTTCCTCAGATTGGAGAATTTGAATCACTTCGTTACCTCTTGGGGGCAAGTAATCATGTCGGTCTACTATCCGATACTTCCCCAAGAAATCTGATTTTAAAACTGTATAGCAGTAACACAGATCCAGCATCTATTGATGACCTAACACCTAATTTCAATAGATTGTTTGAACCATATGCATCAGCTGGCACACAACCAAATGGAGCTGCTGTCGCTACAGGATACGCTACTTGCATCAATAACAGAAGCGATCAAGATTATACAAACAATTATGGTATTCTTCTAAACGGTTCACGTTGGAGAATTAATACCACTGGTACTGCTACAACTGCAACATACCCAGAACAAACCTTTACATTCTCATCAGCTGCTGGATCTGTCTACGGATATTTCCTAGGAAGAGCGCAGAACATGCCTAGAGGCGTTCAAGGTGTTCCTGGAGTTGGCGTTGGAACTACTGCTGCTCGTCTAACTTTTGGTACTACGGGTGCTCCAACTATTGGTGTTGTTGGTAACTCATATATTGATATTGATTCAACCTTAAACGTTGATACTCTTACAGTCGGTATGGCTGTAACTCATATCCCCATTGCGGGACAACCAATTGGTATTAAGACTGGTACAACTGTTGTTGGTATTGATCGTATTGTAAGTTCAACAAATGCTAACCACAGAGTCTACCTAAGTAATGCTGTTGAGCAAAACATTCAGGTTGCTACTGGTTGTACCGTTGGATTTGACTTTACTTCAATCAGTTTGACTGATAGAGGAACCGGTGGATTTGCTACTCACGGATTAGTTGCTGGAGACGTTCTGTACATTGGCGCTGGTGATAGAAATGGAACTGGTGCAACTGGAGTTGCTACTGGTACATATACTGTCTTCAGTACACCAACTCCTTACACCTTCAATACAACTCCTGCACTTTCTGGAGTTGGAACTTGCACACTATATCCAAGTGTATTCTACGCTGAAAGATTCACCAATGGTCCTTACACCATTTCAAACAATGGAGACCAAATCAAGATTACTCTGAACGTATCTCTTGAGTGATAAATAGTCACTATATAATGATCATAATCTAAGGAACAGATTGGAGGATTGCTTGCAGTCCTCCTTTTTTCTGGAGTAATCTCATGAGAATCTTCTATTACAACTTAGCATCAAAAATTTATCATCTGGATGAGGATTATGGAACTGTATCCGATCCTGCAGATGAAACTTTTGATTGTGGAGATTTGGGGGAAGTAGTTGAGAATGATGAAGAAAAATATACGGTAGATCAAATCTCTAGAATTGATTCTAATAATTTGATCGCAAAAGTCAAAGGAAAATCTAAAATTAAATTTAAAAAATCAATATTTACCCCCCACGAAAACTTAAATATTGATTCTATAGTTTTTTGTGGAATTGTTCTTACATGGATTGGAGTGGGGTCTGCTTTTGAACTTGATAATGGATCTGAAAGAGTAGTAGCTCCCTATCTGACTGGAGGGACGGTACGATGACTCTCCTTTATATTTACAGAGGATCAGATTACATATATGATATTATTTTTGAAAATTATGGATCCATTGCAGATGTAACCTCTTATGAGGATAATGGATCTATAGGTGTCTCTGGAACCTACGAAAATTTTGGATATATAAGTCCACCAAACGGACCATGGGCACCAAGTCAATATTATAATTATGGATCAGTAGTCGATGTTGCAGATTACGAAGACTACGGATCTATAACAGCAACAGTAGTTTATGGTAGTCGTACCGGGCAGGGTGATGGTACTTCTAGTGACTATGGATTTATATTAGATGGTTTAAGTGCAAACGTAGAATTTATTGGATCTCTTGCTGAGTCTAGAGGATCATCAGAAGTTGGTAGGGGAACATTATCAGTTTCTGGAACTAAGGTAGAGAAAAAAGTTGCATCTGTAATTGGTTCTGGAACCATTTCAATATCTAATGGTTTCTTGGGTGGTATTCCAATTTCAGCAGGATTTACTACATCTTTTAGTATTGCTGCTCAAGAAACAGCAGTTGAAGATGTATCATTCTCCCAAGATGGTACAAGAATGTATGTTCTTGGGGATACGGGAAATGATATTACTTACTATGCGGTATCAACTCCTTGGAATGTTTCTACTGCAACGTACACTGGACAGTTTTCAATTGGATCCCAAGATACTGCTCCTGTAGGTTTTTATTTCAAACCAGACGGAACAAAGTTCTATGTTCTGGGATCTTTCACCAATAGAGTCTATCAATATTCTTGTACTACTGCTTGGGATCTTTCAACGGCATCTTACGATTCTGTTAGTTTCTCTGTAGCTTCTCAATTAATTTTTGAACAAGATTTAAAATTTAAACCAGATGGAACAAAATTCTATGTTTCTGATTCATTTGGTAATTCAACTATCTATCAATATTCTTGTTCTACTCCTTGGGATCTTTCAACAGCATCTTACGGCAATGTATCATATAATTTCAATGCTCTCAATGCTGGAGGAGCTTCAGAACTATCATCTATAACATTTAATAGTCAAGGAAATGTATTATTAGTAATTAATGATGGAACTTCTGATGTTGTTAATTTATTTACTCTCAGCGTTCCGTGGGATCTATCCACTATATCTGACAACTTTAAAACTTTAATTGGTCTTTCTTTCCCAGAGGATAATCCATATGATAATAGTCCATCTGGGTTATTTTGGAAACCCGACGACACCCGACTGTATGTTTCTGGGGCAGGTGGTGATAAAGTTTATCAGTATGAAATAAATTATGCTACTCGGGATTCTTTTGTTGAAAATCCAAGAGAAGATACTTTATTAGGAACATTCTCTGGAACTAAGGTAGAGAAAAAAGTTGCATCTACAATTGGTATAGGAACACTTTCTTCAATTATCGGTTCTGCAGAATCTAGAAGTATATCTTATAATCAATCTTCTATATTATACAATAATGACTATGGATCTGTAGGTTCTCCAGTAACTGAATTTGCTGACTATGGAGATCTTGGATCTATTTTGGATGTTAATGATTTTGGAATGCTGCAGGATTCTTCTGCTGCAAATCCATTTGGATTATTCAGTATAAATGTCGATAAAGTAGAGAAGAAATCTTATAACTATAACCAATTCTCCATAGTCTTTTATGATGGAACAGAAGACTATGGTTCTATTGGTGTTTCTACTTCTTATGAAGATAATGGTTTAATCATTGACTTTGGACCATATGATGACTTTGGAACAATTGCCGGTCTTAGAAACGAGACTGTAAGATCCTTTGGAACTATTAATGTTTCTGGAACTGCTGGTGAAGACTTCAATGGTGCTAAGATTCATCAGGGATCTGGAACAATTGATGTTTCTGGATCACTCATTGAGAACAGAAGATCCGTTGAAATTGGTAGAGGAACATTATCAGCACTTTCTGGTTCTGCAGTTGCCTTTGGTGCAAACCCAAGAGAAGATACTGCTCTAGGAACATTCTCTGGTGTCCTTGTAGAGAAGAAGGTTGCTGTAGAAGTTGGTTCTGGAACGATTAATGTTTCTGGTTCCGTATCTGACTTCTTTATTGAATCTCAAGTACATCGTGGATCCGGAACCATTAACGCTTCTGGATTACTTGATGAAAGAAGAACCTTTAGTTACAGATCATCTCCATATGATGATTATGGGTTCATCGTTAACGCATCAGATTACGATGAAAACTTAGGACTCATAATTGATTTTACTTCTTACATTGATTATGGTCCATTACTAGGTCCATATACTAATATTGATATTTCTGGT